GATGTTAACTGATATTAAATGTTACCTTAAGGGTAATGATAGCCGCTATGCCGAGGTAGGTAATACAGCAGCTAAATTTGTCGAGACACTACAGAGATCCAACGAGCAAATAGTTAAACTAGCAGCTTTGGTACATAAGAAAGAAACAGTAAATGGTTCCACTGCCTTATCGGATGATGATAAGGATAATTTATTTGATTTGATCAAAAAGGTGGACTAATGTGGCAGAAAACAAATTTGATTTAGCAGATAGCCATGGGATCTTAAATGATATGCGGGACAAGAACCCGCCGACGTTAAATCCAGAAAAGTCTAATTTTTTAACTGCGGTTAGAAATAACGCAAGAGACAGGCTTGTATCAAAAAAGTTAACCAACAAAAATGTATTCCGGGCACTAGTTTTTCGCAATGATACTGCCGCATCTATAAGTTCAAACAATCGTAATAAGGCGGCTATGGTAGCATTTGGAATTTTTAATCAAAGAGAAATTACCGTAACTGCAACAATACCTGAAATGTTTGGTCACTTACCTTTACCTGAGAGTGATGAGGATCATGCTACGATTGATTTATATCCAAAGTTTTCTGTTAGTGTTGACCAGATACCTGATGCCAGAAACATTCAGTCTGGCGATATTATCAAGGTAGCCTTTGAAGATGTAAGTCAATTAACAAACCCCAGTATTGTTGGTGTGTTGAAGGGTGGCAAGGATAGCGCAAGAGTTGATCTATTTGGATCTTGCCCTCCGGGTAATGAAGCAACTCCAAACACAAGACCCGGCAGAGGGTCACAGGGTGATAGAATTGAATCTCAATCCTCGCCAAACCTAGACCAAGACCCATGTGTTAACCCAGTCGAGAAGCCCGATGAAACCGAGGACCCAGAAAAGAAACACCTTGGGGTTGATTTTCCAGCCGCACCTGTTTCTTGTGGTCCTGAATTATTTGAAAATGTTTTTGGCGTTCCACCAGACCAAGCAACGGCAGACGATGAAGATGAATTTAGACTTTTAGAAAAAGCTATTAGAGGTGAAAACCCAGGGTCACTAAAGCCGGGTATGCACCCAATTTATTATCAAGGTCGCCGTGTTGGTAGTGTTAAGATGATCGCCGTGCCTTTGCCGTATGCAACTAAAAACTATAATCTTATACTACCTGAATCAAGCTGGCCAGCACTTAAAGCAATGCTCGATGCCATGTATGCTGACTTTTGGTATCCAAGAACATATCGGCATAACAGAAAAGCCTACTTCAGTAAAAAATATGCAGAGTATGATTACTCAAAGTTACCAGGCAATAACCCCGGTGTCCCTTATCCAGTGAAATCTAGTAGGGCAAATAAGAATAGAGCAAAAGGATTCACCGCTGGATGTATCAATAGTGCGTTTAGATCTAGACCACAACAAGCATATATAAGAGTTAAAAATGCTAAGATCAACGGTAGAACAAGACCCTCTAACGTATCTGTCAAAGAGTGGGCTAAAGAAATAGCAGCAGCTTGTAACGCTGGTCAAGTGCAAGGACCAACAAGGAGAAGGAGTTCGTTAGAGGCTAAGATACATGCTCAGGACCCCGCTGATCCTAAAGGGGCACCAAGTTTAGGTGGTGGTACAAAACGATTTGAAAGTATATTTGATTTTATTATGAATGCTAGCTCTAGCTCGTCTATGTTTAAGCCTTCTACTGCCCCGCCTGGATTCTCAATTCACCAAATTGGAGCAGCTTATGATTTCAATGGGTTTAGGGTTGGACGGGATGGACCCCAGAACAACGAAGCTGGCAAACAAATGTATAGGTGGATGTGTCGTCACGCTATTTTTTATGGCTTTGTAAGAACAGTTGGCAGTGAAGAGTGGCACTGGGAAGATATGTATGCCCCCGGTAATGATAAGTTTGTTAAATATCAAAGCCGAAATCGTCTTAAGGCAGGTTTTAAGGGATACCCACTTAATAGTATTGCCGCTGTCGATTATCAAAGCGAAGCATATAGGACGTGGGCTAATGAAGCTAGATTCGCATTTGTTAGTCAGGGTGCTGCAAATCCTAAATGGCATGGGTTTGGTACGCTTCCACTAGGAGAATATAGAGACACAAACAGTCGGAGAAACTCATTTGGGGCTGACGGTGGGTATCAGTTTAAGGATATTCCCAGGACTTATCCAACTGTTGAGGGTATGAGACCTAATAGTGCTGAATCACCAGGAACATATTCTAGGCAGTTATCTCAAGCTGAACGTAAAAAAATACAAGATGAAATTGGAAACAAGAATCGTGCGGCTGCTGCACGTCTTAGGGGACGAGGCAATCCAAGACCGAGCATCCGTGAAATTCAAGAAGAAGCCGGCACCAGGCAATTAGAAGATCTTTTGAGAGGGAGATAAAATGAATAGAGGACCAATAGAGAGACAGAGACAAGGACGGGTAAAAGCAGTCAGCAGAGAGGGTATGAGCAACAGTAAATATCGTGCTCTTGGTAACGATGGTACAAAGACTGGTGTAGAAAATGAAAAGATAAATGAGCCACACCCAAACTACAATGTCGCTCCATGTGAGAAGGTATTTGAAGGTGAGAACAACCAATTTATTATCCTAGGCAGGGACCGCCCTGCTGGTCGGACTAGTGGATATGGCGGTGCTGGTGATACTCATTGTGCCCGCATTGAGCTTATCGCCGGGATGTCTGGTATGTTGGCGAAAGAAGTAAATGTTAAAAACCAGACGCTAGAAAAATTTCAATATGATGACCCCAACGATAACGAGGAAATTATCTTTACAGATGGTAACGCATTTGCTGACGCTTCAAAAATTTACATGTCGCAAAGAACAGATGTTGATAGAAACTTTAAACTTTCGGTCAGTCGGATTGGTAACTACAGTACTAGATCGGCTGTTGCGGTAAAAGCAGATGCCGTTAGGATTATTTCTAGAGATGCTGGCATTAAGTTAATTGCAGGCGGCACTGACTCGCTTAACTCCCAAGGTAAAAAAATTATCGGCAAAGATAGGATCGGCATCGCACTAAACTGCGGAAATGTGCCTGATAGCGATATGTACAAATTAGTAAAGGGCGAACCTTTGGTAGAATTATTAAAAGGTCTATACAAAAATGTTAGTGAGCTAAACAGTGCAGTCGGGCAAATAGCTCAGGCATTAATTGCTGTTGGTGGTAATTTGGCTGCTATTCCATTTACGGCACCCGCTGGGGCAGCATCTGCGGCTGGTGGAACACTTGCAACTTTAACTGCAACAACCCAACAAGCTAATTTAGCAATATCAGAAATAGACCTTGAACTACAGAAAATTTTAAGCCAATACAACTATACTAATTAACATGACTATAAGCACTAAACTAGCAAAACTTATTGGACCAACCCCAGCAGGTGAAATGGAATCAGTGCAGAGCCCTGATAGTCCTGAAGAAGCACTTGAAAAACTTGGTCAAAACGAAGCCATTTATGCTCATAATGGTAAGATTTATTCTGTCCGCAAAGTAAAAGGTGGTCGAAGGCGTTATAACCTAGACACTGTGAAAATAAATGAGTTGAAGGGAAACCCAGCAGCATTAGTATTCCTTAAAACAAAACTGGTAGGGTCAGTCTCAACAGATCTAGATTTAGTTTCAACCTATAAAACCGCAGCTAGTAAAAGAGCGAGGTCTGGAGCACTTCGAGGTGTTGCACCACCACAGAGGGGTTCAGGGTTTAGTAGCTTGTATCACAAATTCTCTGATGTAACAATCAGACCATCTAAAAATTCTCTTAAGTCACCTGGCGGCTCTCCGCAATTATATGCTTTTATTACAATTAACATACCAGATGTGGACGCATTTATAGATGATGGTCCTGCAAAATCTAAAAGCAAAACTGCGCAGCTAACCAAGAATAAATTAACAGCCCCACCAAAAGACGGAGAAGGTTCAGACTCAATTAACACAGAGGCTGAGGGCACATCAATGTCCGACACAGTTGCCGCTGCTAAGGCACAGAGAACGTCGATAAATGAAAAAACCGGAGAAGAAGTTAAAGAGCTTGAAATCTTATCACCGCAAGAATTAAATGATTTGGCGGAAGGACTATTACCTGAAGGAGAAGAGGGAGAAGATCCTCCTGCTGCCCCTGATCCCCATGAGATAGTGAAGATTATCACCGATGAGGAGATGAAGAAAAGAGCTACATCAATAGACGAATCCGAGCCGGCACTTTCTCAAAAATTAGATCTTGATGATCGATTTAAACAAATTTTAAAGTCAATCTTGAGATTAGATAACGTAACTGTATCAACAGGCGTAGAATCTGCGATGTCAGTCTTGGATTATTACATCGAAGTCATGGAGGATAATGATCCTCCTATAGATCCTACAAATCTAAAAGGTATCAATCTTATCGATGAAATGGAGAAGATTGGTAAACTAAAGGATTACTTTGAAGACCTTAAGGCGATGAATGGTCTAGGCACAGGTCCCGAGAACAAAGTTGTTAAAATGATTCAATATTATAACTTTGAAGGTGGGTTGCTTGATTTAGAAAATCGTTTGGGTAACGACTTCCCAGGCGAGGGTGAAAGAGCGGACGAATCACCCATTATAACATTTGTCTCTGATAAGTCTCCTTTCTTGCAATCAACAGCGGCTACTAAACTTACGGGGTCAGAACCAGCCGAACCAAATGTTATCAGATTTAATCTAGACATTGGTACCGACCTTGGCGGCTCAATCACCGAGGCTATTGATAAGGTTTGCTATTATGATTCGGGGTTTATAGGATCGGGAGCGAATAACATACCATCCAGACCACCCTCGCAAAAACACCCCGCATACGACCAACTTTTAAACATTGATGGAAAACCTCAAACTTTTAGACAGCGAGGCGATGAGCCCGAATATTCAGCAGAAAATTTACCAAACAGAATTATTAAAGAAGTTGATATTACTAAAACCGTAATTCAAACAGATGCTTATGATACCATAACAGATCCTACAAAATCAAATCTAATCTACACAGTCAAATACAGAGACCATGAGCAAATGGAAAATCACAGATTTTCTGAGTACCTCATAAGAGAAGAACTAGAGATTGCTAATCGCATCGAAAGTTCCTATAAAACCATACCCAGATCACTTCTTGAAGTTTATGTGTATGAAAAGGTAAAACAACCTGGGAATGATGATGTTACGGTTCTTATTAACTCAAAAACCGAGCCGCTTGGGTTTACGGTTGAAACTGATTTAATTATAAGTGACACTATTGACCTTTTTGAGGAAGGTCAACAAGAGCGTTATCTATTACTGACAAATAAGGAAAGAGAAGCTCGTAGGTATGAGGCTCTGGCACTCGCTCGCAATGGGGAGTTGACCCCTGAAGAAGAAAGAGTACTAAGAGGACTTGACCTCACGGAGGAAGAGTTTACTGAACTCTTAGATCTAAGAAGAGAGGTTAAGAAAGATGGCATAAAGCCGATTCGTTTTAGCGGCTTTGGAATCTCTGAAGACATCAGTGATGAGGAAGACAACAATGGTAAGAACGTTTTCCCCGGATATACTCCAACAACTTGGTCAATCCTTAAGAATCTTAAAGAGATTAACGAAGAGCTTCCAAAAATATCAAGCGGTGGCGCTACTCCATGGACAGAGTTTTTACCCAAGGTGTTCACACCAGCAGTCGAGTTTACACCAAAAGATATCGACGACCTCTGTAAAAATGGAGAGGTAGAAAGAGCCGAACAAATACACACCACCACAACTCCAAGGACAAGCCAGGACAATAACCAGTCCTTGCCAACTGCCTATGATGATCCTAAGATAGATAAGAAAGCTCAAAAAACTAGACAAGAAGCAAAAGAAGACCCATCAGTTAGTGCGTCTAAGAAAAAAATACGACAATCTCGAAAGAGTGAACTTCGGGCGTCAACTGAGCACGCAATTGTAGATGCTGTAGTGACATGTGATGCGGGCTTCATAAAGCAAATGAAAGACCTAAATGACATTCTAAAGCTTTTGGGTAGATTTGATTTTAAAACAATGTTGGGAGAGTTAGCTAAAAAACTAGCATCTGATATCCTTCTACAGCAAGCTCTCTTGCAGCTTCTACTTGATGAGGGGTTATTGCCAGAAGATATAGCTGCTGAATTTGCCAGATGTGGACCGAACGTAGATACGCTTCTTGATTTGTTGAACCGACTCATGCCGGATCTTTTTAATGCTCTTGATGACATTGACATTCCTGCTTTTGATGGACTTAATTTTAGTCTAGATTTTACTTTACCAACTCTTAATTTACCTCTCATACCAAATTTGGATATCTATGGATTTATTCGGATGTTAATGGTTCAAGGTATAAAAGCTGCCTTGATAAAAATCTTAGCTGAAATATTAAAAGAGGCAATCCAAGAGTTGCTAGGTTGTAATGGTGACTCATTACTTGATAGCCTAATAGCTAAAGCGGCAGAGGGTCTTAACCTCGACATAGATGCAGATCTTTTTGGGAATCTAAAAGATGCTTTAAATCTAGCGAACTTGTTGCCACCTGGTTTTAATTCTGAAGATGGGTTTGGTAGTATATTTGAGGGCATAACAGAAGAGAAAATATTTGCTTTTTATGATGCTCTTTCTGCCGCCTTAACTGGCAATGAAATGAGATCCTTAATCTATGATACTCCAACTAGTGGTAGAATTTATAGAACAGCTAGAGATGAGGCTGATAGAATTTTTGGTACTATTGGTGAGACAAGCGTCTTGACGGATGCACAACTTAAATCTTTCTTTCTTCTATTAAGAGAAATAATCCCTAGAGCAAGATTTGAAGCTTTGATTCCAATCAGAGAGGGCGCTGTTATCTGTGATGAGGGTGCGCTTAATGGCGCTGCAAATCAAATCAAAGAAAATGCTGAAGCCATGGGGATGAGTCTTGCTGATCTTGCCAAACAATTCATCGACGCTTTGTGTGGCTCGGCAGAGGAGGCAAACGACTTAGCAAACCTTCTTAAACCCGGAGGCTTAGAAAATGCCTTGACAGATGCAGTCAATGAGGTTCTTGAAAATACACCTGCGCCTGATGAGGTCATGAAGGTCTTGGACCAGGCGGCAGCGGTTGTGTCTACTGCCTCAACTACTCTCATTCTAGAATCAGAAGTTATTAAACAATATCTATCAGGAGTTAAAACTAAGGGACCATCAATGCCAGGTGAATTTAAGTTCGCTGCATTTAAGCCAAATGATTTTGATCAAGTCGGTGATGATAGTGTTCCAAAAGATCGATTTAAGATTATCGGCACAGAGGATGATCGTCAAGAGCTTAGAGCAAAATTAGGAAATGAATCTAATATTGTTTATGACCTAGACAGCGATACATTTGTTAAAAGTCTAACTGAAGATATGGATCTAGTTTTGCAATCTAGTAATGTGACTTTAACCTCTGGTGTTTTTACTATCTACAATAAACTTGGCGACTCGTTTAAAACGATAGCACAAGCATCTATTGAAGAGGGTGGTACATTTACATACAGTGATCGTGTAGATGAAAATGGTCAAAATCTTTTAAGACAGAATCTAGGAGATAGGATGCAAGAAATAATTTCTGCAACTCCGTTTCAAAAAGATGGAAATGTTAATGATAAATTTGCATATGGTTTAGCGTATTATACCCCATCCGGCGATAATGAAAACTATTCTACTGATTATAGAAACGACATCATAAAAACCATGGATGTTAAGACAGCCATAGAAGCTATGTCTGATGCTTGTATGGACGTGATGCCAAAGAATATTATGGCTGGACCAATAGGACTTCTAGAAAAAGATAAGTGCGTTGGCGCAGCACAGATAGTTTTTTCTGAGGTATTAAGATTCTATTTTGCTGTATCACACTACATCAATCAACGCACCATAGAGCCTATTTACTATCTATCAGATAAAGAACCAATATTGCTTCAATTGGTCGTAGATTATCTTAGTAGAAAAATTAGGAAAGATATTAGTGCTGAAGTTTTAGGACTGGTAGAAAAAATAGCTGACTCCATGGAGTATGGAAATGATAAAGTTCCTAACAAAACCACCACCACAGAACAGGATGGTACAAAAAATGTATTCGATGTTGACCCAGAATCTAAATTTATCCGCAGGGGTGAACCTTTAATTGTGGATGATAAAATAAAGTTGTTCATTTATAAATGTTTGTCTTATTTCCAATCTGACCCAGAGAAGAAAGGTGGGGCTTTAACCTCAGATGGTAACTTAAACCAAGCCAGAAGAAATTCTTATTTCCCAAATGGATTTAATGATGAAACACCTTTAGATTCTGAGATACAAAATTATGTAATCCCAGTACAGCCAATTGTTGCGATGCAGATTATATGGGCGAGTGAGTATGATTTACCGGGAGCACTTGGGTTAAAATTTGAGGATTTCTTAAACAACGCAACATCTTTATACAGAGATGCTAAAGCAAAGTTAGATCAAAATACTAATGGTAATTAATGAAACATGGCGATACTTATTACAGAGGTAGTATAAGATGGCTTCAAAGCAAGGTATTGGTGTTAAACTTCCGTTGTCATATGACTCTGAAGATGGACCATATAGGTTAACTAAAACACTTCAGGAAAACGTTCAACAGAACTTTAAAAATCTCATGTTGACTAATCCTGGGGAAAGAGTGATGATACCTGCTTTTGGTGCGGGCATTAGACAACTTTTGTTTGAGCCAATAACTGAGGAATTGTTTTCAAGAGTTCGGTCAAGAATATTTAATCAAGTTCGCATTTACATGCCCTTTGTTAATGTGGAAGATGTGGTTTTTAATACCTTGAGGAACAAGCAAGATCTTGGACCAAACGAAGTGCAGGTGAGTATAGTATACAATATCTTACCGTTGGATGCTAGGGACACACTGACAATATCTAACTCCGCAAGCTAAATATATTTTGAAGAGGTAAAAAAATGGCAAAGAGACCAATCAGTTATACAAGTAGAGACTTTGAGTCCATTAAGGCTGCTCTGGTCGATCATGCAAAGAGATACTATCCAGATACGTTTAAAGATTTTAATGACGCATCTTTTGGCTCTCTTTTAATAGATACGGTCGCTTATGTTGGCGATCAGCTTTCTTTCTATCTTGACTATCAAACGAATGAGTCATTTCTAGATACTGCACTAGAAAGACAAAATATTGAGAGACTATCTAAACAGTTAGGGTATAAAGATGTAGGTGCTCGATCATCAGCCGGCGTCATGACTTTTTTCTTGTTGGTGCCAACTGCTGCTAATGGTTCCTCACCAGATTTAGAATACTTACCTGTGTTAAAGAAGAACACAGAGGTGGTCTCTGATAACGGAACCAGTTTTATCTTAGCCGAAGATGTTGATTTTTCCGCAGATCAAAATGAGTTTGTTGTTGCTAGACAAAACACGGAAACTGGTAATCCAACCTTTTTTGCTGTTAAGGCTTTTGGGAATGTAGTATCAGGCGAACTACGTCAAGAGTTATTAGATGTTGGTGCATATAAAAGATTCTTGCAACTAACTCTTGAGGATGATAATATCTCAGAAATTATATCAGTAAAAGACTCCGAGGGGAATGAATATTTTGAAGTTCCTTATTTATCTCAAGATGTAATTTTTGATCAAGTTCCAAATTATGGTGTTGACAAATCTAGCGTGCCATACACTTTAAGGTCTAGACCAGTGCCAAGAAGATATACTGTTAGTTTTGTGCAAGGTGAAACAACAATCCAATTTGGTTATGGCTCAGAGGAAAGTTTAACAAATGATGAGGTTGCAGACCCCGCAGATGTTAGTCTTCAAAGGTTTGGCAAGAGCTACGTTTCAGACGATTCATTTGACCCAACTAAGTTACTTAACACAGATAAGTTTGGTGTAGTGCCGGCTAATACAGTGCTAACCGTTACTTACCGTGTTAATACCACTGATAATGTTAACGCTGCTGCTAACACTGTTACAACTGTAGTTAATCCTATCATAGTGTTTAAGGATAGACCGTCACTAGAAGAAAATAAAATTACCGTCATGTTGGACACCATAGAATGCACCAACGAAGACTCTATCTTAGGCGATATCACAACTCCATCATTACAAGAAGTAAGGTTAAGGGCGTATGATTATTTTGCAACTCAAAATAGGGCAGTCACGACCCAAGATTACATAGCCATAAGTTATAGGATGCCCAATAGGTTTGGTTCAGTGAAAAGAGTTAATATTGTTA